GTTCAGCCTCTTTGCGTGATGCCAGATCGGCGGCTTCCATCTGGTCTGACTGCGCCTTCGCCAGCTCCGCATCGTCCTGCATGGAGCCAAAATTGTACCCAGCAAACATACTACGAGGTGCTTTGATGCCGGGACCGCTTTGGGAAGCAACGAGAAGCCTCCACCATGCTTGCGAAGAGCATGTGGTGGGCAAGGCGATGGCGTCAGGTACGCCGCCAGAAGTCTGGTACGGCAAATGGCTTGACGCCCTGCTGACCATCCACATGACGGTAGATGAAACCCTGCCAAAGTGTCTGCACCGCACCAGCCGCCTCGGCCTCGACATCCTCGAGCTTGGTCTGGACCTGACGCCGTCCGTGGCTGCCACAGCATATGCTGAAAGCCTGACGGACGAGCGCAAACTGGCCGGTGCCGCCTACGTCCTGACTGGAGCGCATCTCATGGGCGGCGAGATCATGCGCCGCCGACTGGAGGGCTTTCCTACCAATCACCTCCTGTGGGATGACCGCAAGGAGGCCCTCGTCGAGCTGAACAAATTTCGTGAGCGCGACGACATCGCGGAAGAGGCCGCGCACGACGTTGGGCTTGTTGAGCTTGTTGGCAGTGTCGGGGTCGTACTCAGCAGCGTTGATGCTGCGGGCCGTACCGCCGAGGCCGATCGGCAGCACGACAGCGGCCGGGCGCAGGTCCAGGAAGTCGTTACCGCCGACGTCGGTCTGGCTGGCCATGGCGACGCGGTCGGCTTCGATGGCGAGCATCGAGAGCGCAGCAGCGGTGGTGATGTTGCCGTGGTCCGCATGGAACAGGGTCTTGCCGTCGGCCAGGACCGGGCCGAGGCCGGCGTTTTCGGCCAGCAGCGCATAAACCACGGCTTCGATGGTGCGACGACCGGCGCGGCCGAGTTGGGCAGCCAGGCCGACGAAGGCGCCGAGATCGTCGTTGATGATGGCCTGGCGGCTGATGTTGATGACGTTGCCGCGGGTGGTGGCGGTGATGCTGCCCTTTTCGCCATCGGGGGTGGTCTTGTTGCGAAACTCGCCCAGCTCGTTGAGGGTGTCGAGCATGCCCAGGGAGCCGACGCGGTAGCGGCTGTGGGCGCGGAAGTCGCTCACGCTGCCGGTCGCGCAGAAGCGGCTCCAGGTGTCGGGCGCAGTGGCGTGAGCCGTCTGCAGGGCCTTGTGCATCGCGTTTTCGAGCAGAATCGGGAAATCACTGGTGCCCTGCGTGAAGGCCGCGCCGACGATCTGCATCTTGTCCATGCCACGGGAGCTGGCACCGGTGCGGTCAAGCGACGCGCGGGCCAGATCGAGCAGGGTGTGGCCACGATAGCCGGAGGCCATGGCGGCGTCACGGGTGTTGCGGTCGGCAACACCGGCACGGGTGAGGAGCGCGGCAACGATGCCGGTGCGGCGCTTGTCGGATTCGTCCTCGACGGTCTTGACGTGGAGCGCACCAACCGGAGTCGAGTTGCTGGCCATGCTGGCAAGAATGCGGCGGGCAGCGGCGGCGGCGTCGCAGACGGGATCGTCCTGGCATTGGGCCATCAGTGCGGGCATGCCCTCACGCTGAGCGAACGGGGCGAATTCGGCGCGGATGGTTTCGCGCCGGGCGCGGTCGGCCGCGAGGGCCTCAGCGCGGATGGCGGCCAGATCGGGCGCCGCCGGGGGGGTGACGGTGTTGGGCATTACGGGCTCCTGGGTGGGTGCGGCGGCGGCCGCGGGGGATTGGGTGGGGTGATTCGGGGCGGTACGGGCGGCGTACATGCGGCCGAGGATTTCGTCACGCAGCGCACTGGCAGCAGGCTCGGCGACGGCGTCACCAACCTGGGTGGCAAAGCCCCATTCGAGGGCTTTGTCGGCAGTGAGGTCGTGGTCCTGACCATCAGACAAAAAGGCCGCCATGATTTCGTCACGGCTGCGGCCGGAGGCCTCGGCATACGATGCAGCCATGGCGCCGGCCCAGGCATCGAGCTTGTCAGCCACGGCGCGCAGGCGGGCGGCGTTGCCGTCGGTGTAGGTCCAGGGAGCATGCAGCATGGTGATGCTGTTGGCTGATGCGATGCGCACGTCACCCGCGCAGAAAATCAGCGAAGCGACCGAGGCGGCAACACCGTCGTTGATCGTAGTGACCTTGGCCGGGTGTGCCTTGATGGCGTTGTAGATGCTGAGGCCGTCGGGCACCGAGCCACCCATGGACAGGATGCGGACCGTGAATTCGGGGGCGGTGATCTCTTCGAGGTCATCGCGGAATTGCTTGGCGGTGATCGGGTCCTCGTCCCACCAGTTTTCGCCGACGGACTTGTAAATCAGGATTTCGGGCGCGGCGGCGGTGATGTCGGCTGCCATAACCCCAGCAATAACCGATGCGACCGGAGTGCGAATTGAGTACCAATGTTTGCTCATGTGGGGTGCCTCTACTATTGACACCCCAAAGGCTATACGTGCTGCTGTGCCACTTTTAGGGGCAAAACGGCACTATTTGAAAACATCCAAAAATGCCCCCGTTTACTGTAACTTTGAACAGGTTTAGGATGGGTGTAGCGCTATCAAGTGCACCCGTCCCAGCGGTTTCCGGGCGTCTCATCGGAGATCATCATGTCTCGCATTCTTGCGGCCACCTTGGGCCGCATCTCTCCCCGCTATCGCACCGTGGCCCAATGGGCCAAGACATACGACGAGATCATCCAGGCACGGCAGATCAGTGCAAAAACCCTGGCGAACCGTCGAAACATCATGCGGTATCTGGTTACTGCGCTGGGTGACAAAACCATATCCAGCGTCAAGCCCTACGAGATTGCACAAGTGCTGCGCACCGTCCAGGCCGTGCACCCACACACCGCACAGCGCGTGCTTGTTGAGGCCCGCAACATGTTTTCCGAGGCGCTGCAAAACGGCTGGGTTGATGTGAACCCGGCACAACCGGTGCAGCAGATCCGCTGCCGGGTGTCCCGCAAGCGCTTGACGCTTGAGCAGTGGCAGCAGATTTACACCTATGCTGATCAGCACCTGCCGCCCTGGGTTTCGCGGATGATGGTTTTAGCCCTTGTCACCGGCCAGCGCCGGGGCGACTTGCAAAAGATGCGCTTTGCCGACGTGACAGACGGCTATCTGCATGTGACCCAGCAAAAGACCGGCACGATGATCCGGCTGCCTGTTGCGCTGCGGCTCGACGTCATCGATACCAGCATTGGCGAGGCCATTGAAGCGTGCCACGGCTATGCGCCGGGCGATGACGTGCTGCTGCGCAAGAGCACCGGCTACCCGCTCATGCTCGCGTCACTGTCAGCCCGCTTTGAGACAGCCCGCGAGGGCGCGCTCGGGCTGCACACTGGCGAGGGTGACCCGCCGTCGCTGCACGAATGCCGCAGCCTTGCTGAGCGTTTATACCGTGCGCAGGGCATTGATACGCGCACCCTGCTCGGCCACGCCCGCCAATCTATGACTGATCGCTATAATGACGACAGAGGCCTGACAAAAGGCCAATGGAAAACCCTGACTATCCGGGGCGTAAAAGGGGATGCGGGTGTACAAAATCTACGTGATTCGGCAGCGGAAAGGGAGCAGCGAGGTACTTACTGACTCCCGGACGATCACGCCGTCTGCTGCAGCTGCTGCCGCGGCGTGGGCTGATCTGTACGGCCAGGGCTACGATCAAACCTGCTTGCTGCTGATGACTCAGGACGGTGCAAAGCTGGCAGTGCATCGGTATGGATCCTCACCCGGCGATGAGGCTTACATCGCGCCAGGTAATCCACTCACAACAAAAAGCCCGGAGTGATCCGGGCTTTTTTTGGCCTTGCAAACATCAAAGCACTTTTATGGGCTCTGCCGGCGGCGGTACCGCCTGGGCATCTTTGATGCCCTGCTGATAGGCCATGGTGACGACGTGAGCCAGCGCAGCATCCATCCTAAACCGACCCGGGTCGGCAGAAATAAACGCGGCGAACTCCTTGCGGACGTTGTTCAAATCGATCATTTCAGGCCTTAAAAATGGCGCGCGGGGATTGGAATGACGAAATCCCCGCGCACCCACGGGGGTTAGATTTAGATGACGATCTTGCCAGTCGTGCGGCTTACCCACTCGCCGTCCCATCTGACGAATACGTCGCCGGGGCGGCTGTAGGTCAGGCCATCGAGCTGGGTTTCCGAAAGCGGGATCAGCGCCCCAGCCGTGAACCGCCGATCCAAGTCAGCGACAAATCCCGCAACAAGGTTTTTACCGACGTTGTTCGCGCCTGGATTCACCCCGTCGTAATTCACGGTGCGATGGATATACGGCCTGACGAGATTTTTACCATTTGCGGCAAGTGCCACAGCCCGCTCAAGCTTCGACCCCGAATACGTGTCACGCGCAAGCGGGTTCGCTTCATCGCTCGGGTCCATCGACCATTTGTTATAGCGGCCCAGCCGGGGGATGAATCCGTGAGGCCGGACGGGAGGAGCCCATCCCGTCTGATAAAAATTCGCGTGCCACAAGTCGACGCCAAACTCGGCGTCTGAAGTCATACCCCGGTTTGATTGCACGCCGTGCGAGCGCAGCAGTCCGCCCATGTCACTGCCGACATATCGCCCTGCGTTTTGCAAAAACTGCGAGGTCAAATAATTGCCGGTGTTGTTGACGTGGAGCGTCGCAACCAAAGCCTTGAAGTTTGCAAGTGACTGCTCGATTTGCGCGACCGTTGTAGATGCAGAGCACGCGGTCCCACCAATGGATATGTGCTGGCACACGTCCCACCCGGCGCGCGTCCAGTCAGTCCATTGCGCATCAGCCGTGTATGTCGCGTCGGTATTTGCGACGCGAGACACGACGCCGGGCCAGCCGCGCGATGCAAAGTGCGGCAAAAGATTGTCGTGATTGAGTTGATAGCCGCCGTCGCTGACAACCACGATTGCGCCGCGGTCCCACTCTGGCGAGTAGTAACGCGACAAGTAGAGGTATGTCGGAGTTGCGTTTGTCGTGTACGTAAAGCGGATTGCTCGCATTTCGAAGTCAGGATTGGTCTCATCCCAAGCGGGCGACCCAACCTTTGACACCTGCGCAAACGGATCGAGCCGCAGGGTTCGATAGACGTTGTTCCATTTTTCGGGGTACGGCCCGTTCGTGAGGCCAAACATCGAGCGCGCTGGGGTCTGGCTGTCTTCGCTCAGAACCCACAGATAGGCATTGGTCAATGCCGCATCGCCGGCCGTGAAATAAAGCCGTTTGATGTCCTCGTAGCTGTTGCACTTGATGCGCAGGCAGCTTTCGATTCCCGATTTCGGGTATGCCCCGGTCAAGTCGGGATTAATCGGGATCGTGATAATTCCGCCCGTCGTGTTTTGCGGCAGGGCGATCTTGACGACTTTCCCACCGAATTCGGTAGGCTCGTCCTCGATGGTGATTACAAAACCGGCGGTCCCAGTTGCACCGGCAATGTTGAGATTCCAGGGGTTCGCGAGAGGCCGGTGTGTCGGCAGCGGAAACAGTCTGAGCAGATCAGCTTGAGTCGGCGCGTACTTTCCGCCGACCATCGGCAGCACACTTCCAACCCCCTGGGCCGAGGTGGTTACAGTCAGTGCTACAGGTTCGGTCTTGAACAAGCCCGTGGCCAGCAGCTTGCCGGCTTCGACGTCGTCGCGTTCTTCGATCTGGCCGGGCATCCAGACGCTTTGCTTGCCGGTGATGGAGAGTTCAGGCCAGCGCTGCTGAGTGCCGGCGTATTTTATTTCGATGCTCATAGTCTGGCCTTGAGTTGTGATTACTTGCGCTTGGCGGGCTTTTCAGCCGGAGCATCTTCGGAGGGCGGCAGGGTCGCCCAGCCTTGCTCAACAGCCGGAGCATCTTCGGAGGGCGGCAGGGTCGCCCAGCCTTGCTCAACAGCAAGATCGGCAACCTCTTCAGGTATGTCCTGCTCCTCCGTCGACGCTTCGAACTCAACGACTTCAACGCCGCGAAACGCGTACTTGAAGCCTTCGGAGATAATTACTTTTGGCATGTGAATCCCCATGAAAAAAGGGGCCGAAGCCCCTTTCTTGGTTGTGTTACAGATCAGGAGGCAGCAATCTTGAGGAGCTTGATGGCTTCGGTGTTGCGCAGCTTGCCGCCGGTGCGGCGCCGGACGTAGAACTTGACGAAGCCCGGGGTGGTGATTTCGTCGCGGGTCATGCGCAGGCCGACGCGGTCGGCGATGAGGTAGCCTTCGCGGAAGTCGCCGAAGGCGAGCGGTAAGGCGTTGGCGGCGACGGTGGGCATGTCTTCCATTTCGGTAACGCCGTAGCCCATGAAGGTGTCGGGCTGGCCGGCGGTAAGGCTGGGCTGCCAGAGGTACTGGCCGGTGGTGTCCTTGTACTTGCGCAGGGAGGCGAGGAGCAGCTTGTTGGAGACCCAGTTGGCGTTGCGGCGGTAGCGGGCGCGCAGGCTGTAGATGAGGTCGTAGAGGGTGTCGAGGCTGGCCGGCAGGGCGGCGGCCTGGCCGCTGGCGATGTACTGCAGGGTGCCGAAGGCGCGGGAGCTGTCGGCGGTGGCGACGGGGGCGGGGCCGGCGAGGAAGCCGGTGGGCTTCTTGGTGCCGTTGCCGGAGACGAAGGCGGCGCCTTCGCCTTGGTCGATGGCGTCGGTGGCGGAGGTGACGAGCCAGTCTTCGACGTTGAAGAAGAGGTCGTCGAGGGACTCTTCGGAGGCCTGGGGCTTGGCGGAGGCCATGCCGAAGGTGGGGATGACTTCGTAGAGGTCGGAGGTGTTGGTCTGGCTGCGGGCGTCGGCTTCACCGACCCACTCGAAGGCGGCGCCGTTGACGTCCACCAGCTCCTTGTAGTCGGTGGATCCTACGGTGCGGACGGTGGCGATCTGGCGCATGGGGGAGACGTCGCGCAGGATGCGCAGGATGGTGCGCTCGAGGACTTCGGGGAGGGCGTAGCCACCGGCGGCGCCGGTGGTGGTGACGACCTGGGCGGCGCGGGCTTCGCGTTCGCCGGCCTTGGACTTGGCGGCCAGGAGGGCGCGGCCGGCGGATTCGACGCGGGACTTGCGCTCGGAGTCTTGCGGGGCGCGGATCCATTCGCAGAAGGCGGCCTTGTATTCGGCCTCTTCGCGGGATTCGACGTTGCCGCCATCACCGCCGAGGCCGGGGCGGGAGAGCTTGGTTTCGAGCTTTTCGAGGCGGGACTTGGCTTCGGTGATGGCGTTGATGTGTTCGTCGATGCGGGCGAGCTTGGCGTCGAGGGCTTCAGTGGAGCTGCCGGACTTGATGGCTTCGATGCGCTGGTCGTTGGTCTTCTTGTATTCCTCGAAGGCGGTGTTGATCTTGTCGATGGCGTCGGCGATGGTCTTGACGGTGGGGTCTTCGCGCTTTTCGCGGAAGCCGAGGGCGGCCTTGGCGTGGAAGGCGGCCATGTGGGCGGCCATGGTGGCGAGGAGCAGGGAGGAGCGGGTTTTCATGGTGGCGGTCCTTACTTGGTGTGGGTGAGGTTGTCGATGAGGCGTTGGGCGGCTTGCAGGGCTGCGGCGGCGGACTTGGCGGAATCTCTCCGGTCTTCGCCCATCCGCATGACGCGCGACACGAAGGCGGTGGCGTCGGCTTTGCTGAATCCGGCATCGCGCAGGACCAGTTCGGCATCCTTGGGGAGGTTGAGGGTGTCGGGGGTGGATTTGACGCTGGTGACGCGGGCGTCCTGGTTGGCGGGGAAGGTGACGAGGGAGACTTCCCAGAGGTCGACTTCGGTGAGGGTGCGGATGTCGGTTTCGACGTCGTAGCTCCATGCCTTGCTGATGAAGCCAATGGAGAGGCCGTTGATGGCGCCCATCTTGAGGAGGGCGTGGGCCTCTTTGCCGCGGGAGGTTTCGAGGGCGAGTTGGCCCTTGACGCGCAGGCCGCGGGTGTCTTCGACCATCTCTTGCCAGATTCCGATGGGCTTGTCGTCTTCGTGCTGCCAGAGGAGCGCGGGCATGGTGCCGGCAGCCTTGTGGGCGTTGAGGGTGGCGAGGAAGGCGCCGGGGACGATGATGTCGTCCCAGTTGTCTTTGATGCCAAAAACACTGGCGTAGCCTTCGATGGTGCCGTCTTCGGCGGCTTTGACGCTGAGGGTGTAGGAGCGGGTTTGCCGGGCGCCGGGCTGGGCGGCGCGGCGTTCAAGCTTGCGCGGGGTCTTCATTTTTGGTGCCTTCCGGTTTGACGGCGGTCATGTTGAGGGGAGAGAGGGGTACATCGAGGCCGGGGAGCGGGTCTTTGCCCTCCTCTTCGCGGAGTTCGTTGCCGGTGTAGATACCCATTTCGCGCATGGTGCGGGCCCATACGGCGCGGTCTTTCATGGAGCCGGCGCGAAGGTAGCGGGTGTCGAATTCGCAGAAGAGCGGGCCGGCGCCGTCGAGGAGGGTTTCGTCGAGGCGCTGGACCCAGGCTTGATGCCAGGGGGCCAGGGTGTGGATGAGGTGGGCGGCGAAGAAGGCTTCGGAGCTGGCGAAGGTGGCGGTTTTGTCGGCGTGGCCAACCATGATGGGGAAGACGCCAAAGATGCGGCAGATCTCTTCGATTTGCAGGCGGCGGGTTTCGACGTGCTGGGCGTCGACGCCGGTCATGGCGGTGCTGACCCACTTGGCGGAGCGGTCGAGGACGAAGGGGAGGCCGGCTTTGGTGGGGCCGCTGAGGCGGTCGCTGATCCACTTGGTGAGGCGGGCGTGTTGTTCTTCGTTGAGGTTGCCTTCGACGGTATAGACGCCGGAGGGGCGGAGGCCATTTTTGTGCATGGCTTCTTGGCTGCGCTCGGTGGCGATGGCGAGGCCGATGGCGGAGCGGGCGAGCTTGATGACGTCGTGGGCTTCGGCATAGTTGATCTGCAGGCCGTGAAGGACGAAGACGTCGTCGGGGCCGAAGTCGCCGATGAGGCCGAATTCGTCGTAGCAGCGGTAGCGGATGTCGTAGCGGGAGACTTTGCGGACGTCCCAGCGGCCGGGCTCGACGGGGATGAGCTCGCGCACGCGGCCGTTGGCGCCTTTGACTTTGATGGAGAGGGCGGAGCCGGTGAGGACGGCGTGGGCGGTCATGAGCTGGCGCCATTCGAATGAAGTTTGCCATTCGTTGGGCCGGCGGTTGAGGAGGCGCCATTCGGGGATGTTGAGGGCGCGCTCGCGGGTGCCGTCGGGCTTTTGCCGGAAGACGCCCAGGGAGGGTGTTGCGCAGCCGTCGGCGATGACTTTGACGCAGGCGAGGACGGTGGAGACCTTGAGGGCGGTGCGGTCGTTGACGGTGACGCCAGCGACTTGGGCGCCGCCGCGGCCGTCGATCATGTCGGCGATCTGGTCGTAGGTGGGCCCTTCGGACGATTTGCGGCCGAGGGTGAATCCGAAGAGTTTCACGGGCTTATTCCCAGAAGGATTTTGCTTCGGGCGCGATGATCATGGCCCGGTTGTGGGCGACGATGGTGGCGACGGCGGCGTCGATCTTGTTGGAGGCGCGGACTTTGCGCGGGAAGATGTTTTCGTTGCGGTCGGGCTTGACGTCGACGTTGGAGAGCATCCAGACGTAGGCGGGGTTTCCGTCATGGCGGAAGCGGCCGGCGTCGATGAGGGCCGAGAGGTCTTTCATGGGTTCGCTGAGGTAGCGGACTTGCTGGGGAATATCAACGACTTCGAAGCCTTCTTCGGCCAGGTTTGCGCCGAGTTGCTGGCCGCCGTAGGGGTCTTTGGCAACTTCGGCAATGCTGATGCCGTAGTCGGCTTGGGCAGACTTGATGTCTTCCTCGATCTGGCTGAGGGAGATCATGTTTCCGGGCGTCTGAATGAGGTGGCCGGCATTGACCCAGGCTTGGTAGTGGGCGTTTTCGGGGTTCAGCACGGCAGACTCGGGGACGTAGTTGCGGCTGATGGTGGTGTAGGTGTCGGAGTCGGGGCCGTCAGGGCCGGGCTCGCGGAAGTGAAAAACGCAGGAGGCGATATCGACTTTGCTGGCGAGGTCCAGACCCACGATGCATGACTGGCCAGCGAAGTCTTGCAGGCGGAGCGTGGGGTCGCCGCAGGTTTGCAGGTTGGCGAGGTTGAGCCAGGGCGAGGCAGCGCCGACCCAGATGTTGTGGTGCTTGGTGCGGAAAACGTTTTGCTTGCGTGGGTCGTTGCGGGCGTCGCGAAGCTGGGCAATCAGGAATTCTTCGTTAATGGAGACGCCAAGCAGCGGGTTTGACTTGGCGAGGCTGGCTTCGTCGAAGGGGTCGTCGCCTTCATCTAGGCCGAAGATGATGCCGAAACGCTGCTCGTTTTCGATGAGGCCTTCGAGGATCTTCTGAAGCTCATGCTGGTGCAGGTAGCAGGGGCCGGAGATATCGGAGCCGGCCGTGGTGATGACGAGCAGCAGGGGCTGCGACCGGGCGCCCATGCCGGTCTTCATCGTGTCGTAGAGGTCGGGCGTTTTGTGTTCGTGGTATTCGTCGACAATGGCGCAGGAGGGTGAGGCACCGTCGCCGGGCTTGCCGATTACAGGCTCGAACTTGCTGTTGGTGGCGCCGATGCTGATGTTGGAGGCGTTGGGGGTGACGCCGTAGCGGGCCATGAAGCTGGGAGTCATCCGCGTCATGAGGAGCGCGGGCCGGAACACTTCCATTGCTTGATCTTGCGAGGTGGCGCCGGAATAGACTTCAGCGCCGTACTCGCCGTCAGCGGCCAGCATGTAGAGGCCGATACCGGCGGCGAGCGTGGATTTTGCGTTCTTGCGGGGGATGAAGACGTCGGCCTCGCGGTACCGCCGCTTGCCAGTGGCGGCATTGATCCACCCGAAAATGCTGGCCAGGATGAAGACTTGCGGCGGCGCCAGCTCGATGCGCTGGCGCTTGGCTGCCCAGTCGCCCTTGACGTGAGGCATCAGCTGGACGAACTTGCAGATGCGCTCGGCCGGGCGGTAGCTGCGGCCGTCGACATCGGTGAGTTCAGGGTTCCAGGCGTAGGCCCAGCCGCCCATTTCGGCGCGGGCGAGGTCGTCGAGGTGCCGCTGGCAGGCGAGGCGGTGGTACTTGCAGGCGGGGAGGCGCTCGGCAACCACGTCTTCGGCGTAGCGGGTAGCTACGTCGGAAAAGTGGGTTGGGCTGAGGGCGTGACTCACAGGGCGCCCCATGCATCGTCGCCAAGGTCAAGCGAGCCCTGGCGGTTGTCGGACTGCTTGACACGGCTGCGCGAGCTTGGCGACATACCGAAGCTCGCGAGGTAGCGATCGCAGTCCTGCTGCAGCTTTCCGATCAGGCGGATCAAGACAGACTCGCGGGTAAAACCGGTAGGCGTTTGCTGGGTAAAACAGGCGTCGAACTGGTCAAGGCCGGCTACTTCTGCCGCACGGCGCTTTGCTTCAAGTGCTTCCTCGGCTTGCACCAGACGCGCCCAAGACTGGCAGTAGATTGCCAGTGCGGCGCGGTCGAGGCGACTGATCAGCCCAAGCTCCTCAAGCTCGACCGTAATCCGGCGCCATTCCTTGCGGGCCTCTTTCGTGAGGTGTGCCGGAGCAGTCGGAACAGCGACTTCAGGATTGACGCCTTCGCCCAAATCAAGCGCACGGCGCCCAGGATTCCCCCGGAGAAGCTTGATTACGTTCGATTGAGGCTTAGGTCCGCGTGCGCCCATGACAGAAAAAAAATCTCAAAACTCGCGACAGTAAAAATTTGAGGAACCGCCTTCGAGGAATACAAGAAGACCAACGACCAGCGCATCGAAGCCATCAAGTCCGGCAGCTCCACTGAAGCCCTCGATGCCAAGCTCGCCCGCATCGACGAACACATCAACGCCATCACCGAAGCCAAGTCCCGCCTCGAAAAGCTCGAAACCAAGCTCTCCCGCCCCGGCCTCGGCGGTGATGGCG